CCGATCGTACGCATTCCGAGTTCAAGGAGGCCTGGATAAATACTGAATATCAAAACGCTATTAGTAGATTTATCCGAGTAACAAACCTCCACATGCATGCACGCATACTCCGAATTGAAGAAGAAGAAAATAGAAGAGATTTGAAAGATCTAACAGAACTAATAAGAGATAAGAAAGAATCAAAGTTAGAATCCGATAAAGAAAGAATTGAGATGAATTTGATAAGAATTACGAATATAATAAAAGACTATGAAAGAGAGATAGAGAAAGAGAGAAAATTAGAAGAAGGAAAGAACGAGATAGAAGAAGAGAAAGAAAATAAGAAAAAAGAGAAGAAGAAGAGAAAAACAATGAGAGGGAAAGATAATAAGGAAAAGAGAAGAAAAGGGAAAGTGGCCTTCACACTAAACTTAAGGTCCACCCAAACGGAGTATATTGACAGTTACATGCCCTCTTCAATGAGGTCAGGTAACCAGCGTGCACTTCATGGTATCTTTATGTTGATCTACAGGCTCCTCACGACCTGGATCAACAGAGGAATACGAGCAGTCGCAACATTCATACAACAGCTCGCCTCAGAGGCAGGTCAAATCGCATTCAAGACCTGCACCCTTAAAGATACTGAACTTGGAAACTTTATCCGTGGATCATGGGTTTCCTCGCTAAACGAAGAAGCGTTACTGATCATTAACACTGCTAGTAGAGCTATTCCATGCGGAATAGTTACGGCAAAAACTGATGACAGCCGTATCTACCTAGCAAAAATGACTCAGAAACCAGAGCATATAAAGAGAAATGTCATTGATGCTCTATCAAACTTCGTTTATAAAAAGACTATGCGGGCACTCAAAGCAGTAGAAGCCATTCGCTTAAAAAATAAGCAAGAACCTCCCAGCGAAGACGGCTTACGATGGTCGCCTACTGCGAACATCTCTGCATGCCTTGAGCGCTCTCGAAAAGAAGGTGGAGCATTGGCAACACTTAAAGCCATTGCAATCACCAGTCATAGTCAACGAGGAGAATTTGCAGCAAAATCGATGAGTCGAAAAGAAGAACTAGAAGAAGAGACTATAGAAGATGAGATACTCGAGTATAAGAATAATAAACAACTCGAGGCTATAAGTAAGATTCATAATCAGTTAGAAGAAGAAGATAGAAAATTAGAATTAGAAGAAAAAGAGGATAAGAAAGAAAAGAAAGAAGAGAAAGTATCAGAGTTAGAATTATCAGAATTAGAACAGAAAAGAAGAGATGCGCAAATGATTCGCATCAATATAAGAAGAGAAGAATTGAAGATATTAGATAGAAAGTATATGGAGAAGATCGGTTCGTCAGAACCGATCACAGATGAGGAGATGTTAGAAGTGACAGAGAGAGAAGTTGAAAGAGAAAAGTTGAAAGAAGAAGAAGATATACTGATACTCTACCGTAGACTCTATGATATTAGAAATCTACGCAAAGAAACTATCAGGAGAAAAGAAGAAGAAGAAAAGAAGAGAAGAGAAGGAAAGAGTTACGACTCACGAAGTGCAAAAGCCCATGCACTAAGGTTTCAAACCGCCGCAATCAAGCTCTTCAACGAAGAGACCACGTTCGGGAAGACCACCTTACAACACAGTCAACTACATGACTATTCAAAGGTGAATCCCGACGCCAGACGACTACCCGTCTGGCTTAACTCGTTGAACCCTGAGCCGATACGCGGAAAAGCGCTTTTCCTATCCGAGAGAGGAGCTAAGCTACGCATAGCAACAGTTCACTCTGCCGGAGCAACAGCGCTCTCGCAGGCACTTAATAGTAATATAATACCATTGTTAAGACTAATCCCTGCGAGTAGAGCCGCGTTCGAAGATGAGTGTCCGGAAAAAATGTTTCGTAGACTTACCGGAATCTTTAATCCGCGAGAACTAACATACTCAGCGGACTTAATCACTGCATCTGACTACATCCCCTTTCAAGTATCAAAAGGTATCATCGATGGATGGGGAAGAGCCCTCAGGTGGAACAAGCCCATACGTGCACTGGCCGCCTCTCTACTAGGCCCCGTAAAATTGTTTACAGAATTTCACAAGGACCCGGTAATCACGGCCCGCGGTGCATTAATGGGACTCGGGTTAACGTGGCCAGCATTATCGATGCTGAACATGTTTGCAGCGGAGTACCAAGCCTCTAAAACGGCATGTCGGAAGTATATTATATGTGGAGATGATCTCGTAGCAAGATGGAAAAAACAAGATATTGCACGCTACGAGAGTAATCTAATGCTTCTTGGTCTAAAATTAAACAAGAAAAAGTCTTACCAATCGAAGCAGCTTGGACTATTTGCAGAAATAGTATTCAAGATTTGTCCAAGACAGACCACACATAAGCGAATTGCGGTCGTTAGAATAATAGAACGACCAAAAGCCAGCGTAATAGTATTAGCAAAAGCTCTAAGCATAGCTGGCAATGCAATTCACTCCGACATCCCACTAGAACTGACAATAGGCGAGGCATTCGAACAGAGCTACTTACAATGCCGTAAGAAGTGGAGAAGAGCACGACTACTAGCGCTCTTCCAGAACATGCATCCCCAGGTTTTCAAAAAAAAAAAC